TGTATCATACCGTCAGACCTGTGAACCGTAGCTGACAGACCGTATTTGTGTCGAGCTGACAGACTGTTCAAGACCTTTTGATATTGTGTAACTGCTGTCGGAGAGCCAGCTACTCGGTGACATTCATCGGTGATAATGCAATCCCAATAATCCTTGTATTGAGCAAGGTCGAGCTTGCACATCGTCTGAATCGTTGCGAAGGTGATATGAGAACCGAGATTGACCTTACCTTCTGTGATAGTACCCATGAGGTCTTCACTCATGTAGAGCTTCGCTCGTTCCTTGCTCTGTTTGATAAGGTCGAGTGTGTGGCAGAGCCACAGGGTACGTCTTCCGATTCTCGTAGCCAATGCAATTCCCATCTGCGTTTTACCGCTTCCGGCGGCACTCTGTAAGATACCGTATTTGGCGGCTATCATCGCCTGTACCGCCTTTTCTTGGTAATCATAGAGTGGAACATGGGCTTGAAAATCAACCGCCACAGGGGGCTTAAAATCGCTCACAAACGAAGCTGTGTCGGTAATCGACTTTGGTATCGAGCGTAACATTCCAAACGGAATTATCAGCTCTTTTCCTCGTACCTCGTATAGAGCGAGGGTCTTCGGTGCATCACCTGTCCAAAAGCCCATACGAGCTTTCTTCGCATAATCGGGATTTGCAATAATAAGATTTTTCTTGCACCACTGAATCAGTTCCCGACTTGGTTCTGTAATTGTGAGAGCATTTGATACCGTTATCTGCATTTCTCCACCCACCTCTCCAATGGGAGACCGTAGTGTGAGATAAGGTCTTCACCGATAGACGCTTGGTTAATCGAGAGAGCTATCATCAGCTCGTAGTCTATCATGTAAATACGCTTGTCGCTCAATCGCAAGGCGAACAGTCCGTAACCGTTTCCGCTATCCTTCCACAGCTTCATGGCTGTGTGCTGGTTGCCCTCGATACGAGAGAATGGGAAGTTATCGTTGACACAATCCTTGCAATCAATCAAATATGCTCTGCCATTTCGTACTGCTATAACATCTGCTGGTTGTCCAGCTTGGTTCTGTGTCAGACATTTGACCCAAAACCCTTTGTTGAAAAGAATCTCGCTGAACTCGATTTCAAACGAGTTCCCGGTCTTCCTGTTATTAGTAGCCATTGACTTTAAGTACCTCCTTCACGTCCATGTGAACGAGCTTATCGTCAATGTATCTGTCCAAATCTCTGATACAATCTGAAAGCTGTTCTATCTGTTCTCGATAGAAGTTTGCACATTCGTAGCCCATGTGTTCGGCTATCAAATCCTCAAAATCTTTCGGGGAGAGGATTGTTGTAGGTTTGTCATTCTTGACTGCTATCAAGTGTGGCATTATCCTTCACCTCCTCATATTCTTGGAACAGGCTCATAATGGAGGTTGTGTATCGTGTACTATCCACTCCGTTAGCCCATGCCTTTTTCGCTCCGTAATTCCCCATGTTGTAAGCCATGAGAGCTTTGGTGTAATCACCTTCGTACTGTTCGAGATACTGACCGATAATCTTTATCCCACAGAACACTTTCTGATAAGGGTTTGTCATGTCGGCACATCTGAAATCTTCCTCGAGCCACTCATAATTGACTTCGTTAATCTGCATGAGACCGCAATCATCGGTTGCACTGATTACTTCCGGGTTAAAGCCGCTTTCGTGTTCAATCATCGCCAGCACAAGAGCAACAGGTACTTCCTCGTCAGCACACACCTCATAGATGTATCTCTGCAAATTCTCGGAGAGTGGAACGTCATAAATATAAATCTCTGACAGTTCCGGGAGCTTGTCAGCTTCGTAGGTAGGTACTTCGATTGTTTCGGTGACTGTCACCTTTTCAACCTCAACTGGTTTCGTTACCCTACCAACAACGAATCCGATTACTACCAACAGAATTAGCACAATGTAGGCTTGGATTTTTGCCACTTTGTATCTGTTGATTCTCTTTCCTTTAGCCATTTCTGAAAATCCTCCTCATTCTTCGGGTCTTCATAAAACTTCGTTATGATACCCACCAACGGTCTTGCGAGGTCTGTTATCTGCTCGTTAGAGAGATTCATGGTTTCCTTCTCGCTCGTCTAAAATCGCTTCACACTCTGCGAGAATCACCTTCGCCTTGGGGTAGGTATAAACCCCTCGTAGAATACTGGACATCATAGGGGGCTGGACTGCATAACCTCGCTTCTGCAATTCCAAAATCATGTCTACCTGTGTCATGCCAGCTTTTGCCATTCTCGACTTAACATCGCTCACGTCAAGTTCCTCCTTTCGCAAATTTTAATTCTGAAATTCGGAGTTCCCATTGACAAAATGAAGAATTATTGTTATTATTCTTATAAGACTATGCAACAACATTTCAACTTCTCAAAACTGCCAATTTTGAGAGGTCGGTCTTCTATTGCCAAAACCTCATTTTCGGAACTCTTGATGTTATTATAATTCTTATTATGAGGTTTGTCAATAGGAAAATTCTCAAAAGTGGAATTTATTTTTCAAAGGAGGAATTGTAATGACATTCGCACAGAATATTAACCGTATATGTAAGTCACAGGGAACTACCCTTACCGCAGTCGTTAAGAGCCTTGGGTTGTCCACCTCGAAGGTCTCTCGTTGGAATGAGGGGTCTTTGCCAAAGGAAGAAGTAATGGTTATTCTCGCTCAAACACTACATTGTTCCGTAATGGATTTCTTCGCTGACGAAGAAGACCTCGAACCAGTAGCACCAGCAGACGAAGACGAAGCAGACATTCTTCGTGTGTATCGCTCCTTATCTCGTAGAGCAAAGCATGAGTTCATGGCTATGGTCTATGATTATGAAAACCGAGAGGAGTTAGAGGGGGATAAAGAAGATTCTGCGGCAATCTAACATTATCCCGATAGAGTTATTAAGAAGGAAAAAGCTATTGGAGGTGAGATTATCAAAGCGGTAATCTATGCTCGATACTCGAGCCACAATCAGCGAGAGGAATCCATAGAGGGGCAGATTCGAGAGTGTACCGAGTTTGCCATGAAGAACGGATTTATCATCGTAGACGAATATATTGACAGGGCTATATCGGGTAAGACCGACAATAGACCCAGCTTCCAACGTCTTATAAAAGACAGTGAGAAGCATAAATTTGAAGCGGTAATCATGTATACCCTTGACCGTTTCGCCCGAAATAGGTACGATTCTGCGGTCTATAAAGCAAAGCTAAAGAAGAATGGGGTTAAAGTTTATTATGCGAAACAACCAATGCCGGACACCCCGGAGGGTATTATTCTTGAATCAGTCCTTGAGGGTTACGCAGAATATTACTCCGAGAACCTCGCCCGAAGTATTAAAAGAGGTATGACGGAAAACGCTCTCCATGGAATCGCCATGGGTACACCGCCGCTTGGATATGTAATAGGAGAAGACAGAAAATATCAGATAGAGCCTGTTGGAGCGAAAGCGGTACAGACAATCTTTGAAATGTATGCCGATGGACATTCGGCTACTCAAATCGTGAAGTGGCTTAACGAACAGGGCTTTAAGACTTCCCGAGGAAATGCTTTTAATAAGAACAGTCTCGACAGGATATTGAGGAACGATAGATACATCGGTGTATACCGATATGCTGACATTGTGTTGGAAAACAGTGTTCCACCTATCATTGACAAGACCCTGTTTGAGAAGGTACAGGCAAGGCTTAAACATAACTTTTCAGCGAGAGCAAGGAACAAAGCAAAGGAAGATTATCTCCTCACCACGAAGCTGTTCTGCGGTCACTGTGGGTCTCCCATGGTTGGTGAGAGCGGTACTTCTCACACCGGGAAGCTCCACCTGTATTACAAGTGCATTGACCGAAAGCGAAAGCACCAATGTAATAAGAAGAATGAAAAGAAGAATTGGATTGAGGAGCTGGTTGTTCGCTATACTGTGAATCACGTTCTCACCGATGAAAATATCGAAATGATTTCGACAAAGGCTTGGGAGCTTATCGAAAAGGAAATGGAAGATACATCGCTCCTCATAGGGTTGAAGGAAGCGTTGAGAGAAACCAATAAGAAAATAAAAAACCTCATGTCGGCAATCGAGCAAGGTATCATCACCTCGACCACGAAAGCACGACTTGAGGAATTGGAAGACGAGCGTAGAGACCTCGAGGGTCAGATAGCTCGTGAAGAAAACAAAAAGCCGCTCTTGTCGAAGGAGCGAATAGCTTATTGGCTCACTTCTTTCAAGAGCGGCGATATTAACGATGTGGAATATCAGCGTACAATCATCGACACACTGGTGAACTCCGTCTTCGTCTATGACGAGGGCGATAAAGGTCGTAAGATTGTGCTGACATTCAACATTTCGGGGAATAATACCCTCACTATCTCGGGTTCGGATATTGAGGGCATAACTCCACCAAATAGTGCAAATCCGAACCCAATATTTTTCGTGAAACACGTTTTCGGATTTGTTTTAATAGTAGAGGAGGTCTAACTTCGGTTAGGCTTCCTCTTTGTGCGTTTGAGCCAATTTCAACTCCAACACAGCGGCTTCGATAAGGTTCTCGATTTCTTCCATATTCAGCGTAAAACCTTTTCGATTGAGGAAAGCCATAACATACTTTTTCTTCTCCTCACCTCTGCCTGTGCCGACATAAATCATTTCTGCCGCTTCGACAGCGATATTTACCCAAAACTTGATAGTCTCGAGCTGTTCGCCGCTCACCTTACTTTTCAGATAAGGAATCAGAAAAGCGGTAATCAGAGAAATCACCAGTGTAAAAACTGCTACGATAATCTGTGTCAAATCAACCATTGTAATATCCTCCATCATTCAAAGAATTTTCGTTTACTTCAAGATTGTGAGCTTTCATCAGTTTAATACGGTTTTCCACCTTGGCTTTCGCATAGTAGAAACCTGTTCCTGTGGCGGTCTCGGCGGCAACTGCTGGAATAAGATATGCGAGAGGTGTGAGGTCACACGTTCTCCAAATCATTATCAATGTGAATACGATAACCACGATATTCACGATAGCCGCAAACACGAGGATTTTCTTTGAAAACTCCATTTTGGCTTTTCGTTTCCTACGAGCCATTAGACCTTCTTGGTGTAGTCAAGAGAAATCCAGCCAGCCCCGGATTTCAATTTACCCCACTTCTTCGCTCCCTGTCCTGTCGCTTCCGCTACGATAGTGTAAACACCCATGTCTCGGATAGCACCGTTAGTACCGTAGTTCGTACCAGCACCCTTACGGATATTGAGGACTGCGGTAGTTACCTTAACCCAATAAGGCTTGAATGTCTCCTCGACCTTTTCGGTCTTGCCGGAGTAAACCACCTTACCGTCTTCATCGAATACAGAGTAGCCCGGATTCTTGTCTACCTGTTTCTTCGCATTGGCGAGAACGGTGTACGCTCCGAGCTGGGATTTTGCGTCAGCCCATGTTTTACGAACACGATACATCGTCTTCTTCGTAGGGGTCACAGGCTTGCCCTCGGTAGCAGAGCCACCGTTGAGGATAGCATTTACCTTATTGGCAATATCCCCATGACGCTCATACAGATAATCACCCGGACACGCTTTAGCGGCGAAGTCTCTGTGAACGGTCATGTTACAACCGTTTCTGTGATTCATTCTGTCAGCCTTATTCGTAGACCATACCAGCTTCTTGATACCATTACGCTTACAAATATCAGCCACCAACTTGATAAGAGCTTCGTATGCTTCGTCCGTAACAGCATAAGGGTGTTTGGTGTCGCTTGCCACCTCGATAGTGATCGACATATTTCTCAAACAGTTCCAACAACACATCATGTCTGATATTGTCGTAGTATTTGGAGAAGTCAATCAGAAGAATATAACGCTGTCTTTTATCAAGGTCAATACGACAATCCTTTGCATTTGTGCCGGAGACTTTAACCGCCGGGAACACATCTTGCCACAGGTAGTCACCGTTCTTATCGAAGATTCTCAAACACTCGTCATATACTCCTCGTACAAAGGAGTTAGAGTGGCTACCTGTCAACATCGGCTCATTAGGGATTCTGCCACCGAGCCATGTGAGGTAGAAAATTGCGAGAGTGGTCTTACCACTACCCGGCGGCATACTGATAGCCAGCAAATCCAGCTTATCGTCAGCCAGCTCTTGCAGAGCGTCTACCACCTGTTTCAGTACCTTCCTACGAGGAGGGTAGAACTTCTTCTCGGGGTCTCTGTTCCACTCGACATAGAGTAGGTAGCTGTCAAAATCGTGAGGAGCGGCGGCAAGTAGTACCGACTTATGGAGCTGGAAGACCTTCATCACATCTTTGTCCTCGAGCTTCGGATTCATAATCGCTCGCTCACATTCCACCGAGAGCTTTTTCAGATATTCCACCCCGAGGGGAATGTCGGTTTTCATCGTTTCTCGGCAGATATTATATAAATCCTCATACGCTTGGAAATTGTACGAGGTGTGAATACTATCCAGTATTCTATCGAGTAACTGTTTCATAATACCTCCCAATATAGAAAAAGTGCGTTACCGTTCAGAGCCTTAACTCTGTGCGATAACGCACCCAATTACCATTTTCTTCTACGTCTCTTACCCCTATGGTGAGACTTCTCGTTCATACGAACGACTTCAAACAGGACAGCAAGAGGGAAGATTAGCACCGCCAATATCCACATTACTGTTCCTCCGTAAGTTCAATATCAAATTTTTGACCGTCAGTAAATTCCAGTGAAACGGTAGAATCGTCTTCGAGCTGGAACGTCCATACAACTAAAGCTGTCGTACCGGGTTGAATCGAAGTATCACACTGGACAGCTTCGCCTACGTCCTGTGGATAGACCATTACAGGAATCTCTTTTCCATGCTGAAATGCCTTAATATTGATTTCATCGCATGGGATAGCGGTTTCGTCACTCAAATTTGAGTAGTTACAAAAGACCCCGAACAGCTCCGTTTCGTCTTCCATGATAACCATGCCGCTTGTCACAAATTCGAGAGTGTGTTCCGGCTCGGTCTCGGCAGAACAGCCGACTAACAACAGAAGGGAGAGGAGTAGGGGCATAATCAGCTTTTTCATTTGGTGTCCTCCCTCTTAACATAGGTTAATTCAATATCGTACCCGAGAGCTTCCATCATAGAAACGAGGGTTTTGTTGAGAAAACCGTCTTTTTTCTTGATAATTCGATTGACATACTGACCTGTCGTGCCGACTTTGGCGGCGAGCTGGTCTTGTGTCAGTCCGGCTTCGAGACATTTGATTTTTACATCGAGTTCTACATTGTTTTTCAACATATTACAACCCTCCTTGCATTACATTATAACACAATTAAGATTGAATTGCAATAAGATTGTACCATTTACTACGACTTATGCCGAGCTTTTTACAACACTCTGCCACAGTCAGCTCGCCGTCTTTTTGTAATTTTCGGAATTTTTCAAGCTCCTTGGGTGATACAATCTTTTCGGGTCTTCCGTCTACACGAACACCTTTGGCTCGCGCGATTGCCTTACCTTCCTGTGTGCGTTCGACAATCATATCACGTTCAAATTCAGCAAATGCCAGCATGACATTTCGTATCAGCTTCCCGGTAGATGTGTTGTCCATGATACCGAGATTCAAAATGTGGACTGTGACCCCTCGGGAGATAAGGTCTTCGATAATCTGAATCCCTTGGGCTACACTTCGAGCGAGCCTATCCAGCTTCGTGACAACGAGAGTGTCTCCGGCGGTCAGAATCAGTAGGAGCTTATCGAACTCCGGGCGGTCTATCTTCGTACCTGTGAAGGAATCGTAATAAATCTCTATCGCTCCGGCTTCTCGAAGGAGCTTATCTTGGGCTTCGAGACTGTTCCCATCTTTCGCTTGTCCTTTGGTGGACACACGAGCATATCCATAAATCATAGGCTACACCTCCGACAGAATCTTATCGAATCCCAAATCAAAGTCACACCTTTTCTGAATATCCTCGGGAGAGTGGGAG